GATCGCCCTTGCTGATAGCCGTGTTGATGAGTGCGTCAACTTGCGCTAATGTAAACATGTTTACCTTTCTGATACAAGTACTTGGGTTTCCTTGCGTCACTATAAGATTTAAAGATATATACTCCTTTAACCCTCACCCCCCTTACGGGGAAGTGAGGGACCAGAGCAGTCCGAAGACTAGATGGTTGTAGGGACGCTCTTGTCGCGAGCTGTGATGTAGCCCAACGCTGGTTGTACTACTTGCATGCGTACCTGCTGTGTTACTGCAGTTACTTGTGCGTTGTTCTTCTGACGTGCTGATACGCCTTTCGCACGCTTTGCAGCGCACTTAGCCTCGAACTCGGCTTGTGTTAGTGGTGTGAATAGGGACATGTCGGTACCTCCTAGTACTCATAGTGACATTATAAACTTTAAAACATATATATATCCTACATAGACCCGGTGGGCATGTTAAAGATATAAACATATACATATAATATACTATTACCCCTTTATAAATTTTCTCAACTTTTCCCCTATATGACTTTTATATATGTATATATAGGTTCACATACAATCATTACAGTCCAAAAAATTTTTCTTACAAATATTCCCACCTAGGTTGACAAACCACAAATCAACCGATAATGTTTCACTCACTAACCACAAAGGCGATGATCCGCCCCAAAAAACAAAAGGATAGAATCCAATGACTATGGAATATACCACCTGTACAAAATGCTCATCAGAGTTCATAATAGATGAAGGCGCAGCTGAAACAACACTACGTTGTCCAGACTGTCTCGTATATGCTGATGAACCAATAGAAGACGCCCACACATATGCTTCCGTATACTATGGTTACTCAAATAACGATAGATACCTAGACTATGACACAGATAACTATGGATTCTCAGAATCCTACTGATACAAGAGAAACTATTAATCAAATGCCAAACAAATCAAAGGATATAAAAGTGCTATTAAAGACACAAGACAACCTGATCCTAGGATCCGAAAGACTATTCACTAAGTCCCTTACCAATAGCTTTACTAAGTTATTTGCTAATGAACATGATATAGCTCTAATACCATACAATAATAATAAACTTTCAATAGAAAAGACTAATGAGATATATCCGTCCTTAAAGAATAGCTTTGAGTCTGGATATAATAAAAAGATCTTTATAGGTCATGGTCAAGACTGTGAGATGTTATTCGATCTCTATGTGAATTATGGCTTCACATTTGATGGGGCGGTTTTCATCAATAACTTGCGAGAAGATCAAGAAAAGGTATACGGCAATACAGTTAAGTCTGTATATAAAAAGACTAAGATCTACAATCTCTACGGCAAGAGCCTAAAATACTCACCATTAGCTTGCGCACATGTGAATCAGTTGATTCCAACATTGATTTCACCGTTAACCACACAACGTTACGCTCAAGAAGCATATGGAGTCGTATTATACGATATTCATCAAAAGACTTACCTTAATGACACAAAAGGTAAGATGGCGTTAATCTAAATCCATCTCACCCAGATCCAGGCGTATTTGATCGATTTCTTGCGGAGATAATCCTTTAACTACATCTGAGATCTGGGTGTTTGTGATATCAGCTATATCTTGAATCATTTCCCATTGATCCATTTCAATGAGATTAATAACTAATACACTTTCACCCTCTTTGTGAGCAGTGATGACACATTGACTGTCATCTATACCCTCAAACTGATATTCTACGATATCTTTACCTTCATCATGGTCTTCACTAAAGAACTTATAGATTAGTTCCCAAAAGTTTAGGCTCATAGGTTCTATCTTTCCGTAAATGGTTTTACTATACTAACATAGTACACTAAAATGACAAGGAAATGATATATGTCCTCAGCAAGATTTGGCCTCATACCTAAATCAGCAGGTGGTAAAATGGCTCTTGGAGGTATGGGAGCTTTGGGTGTAGCAGCAGGCGTAAGAAGCTACAGGAACAGATCTAAGGGTATTACAGTTACTGGTGATTTCACTAGTGTAGCTAGCCCTCAGAAACAATATGAATGGATGAGAGAAGGTGGATCATCTCATACATCAGCAGCAAGAGATATAGCTTCAAATTATCCGAACTATGATATAAGTTCATTAAGGATGTAATAATGGCACCACGTAAGGCTTCTAAGCCAAGATCATCTTCACAGTTCTACTCTAAGAACCCAGCAGCTAAGGCTAAGAAGGACGCTTATAATAAGGCATTCAACACAAAGCCTGAGCAATTAGCAAAGCGTCGTGAGTTATCAGCTGAACGTCGTAGCCGTGGGATTATGGGCAAGGGTGGCAAAGACATGTCACACACTAAAGACGGCAGAATGGTCCCAGAGTCACCAGCTATAAACCGTGGCCGTAACCGTGGCAAGAAATAGATAGACTCCATTAACCTTAAAAATTACAAAAAAAATTTGCGGGGAAAGTTGGGATTAATCTTAGGGTACATCTTCAACTGGTGGATCTTGATCTGAGTTCTTGATAACCCATTTCTCTCCATCCCAGTAGTAGTTTACTGACCAAGGGTCTATACCGTTCTCATCGCCTTTAGTAACTTTTCTAAAGCCAGCTAGCGACATATCAACCTTCTATTTCCTCGGTCCATTTTTCGCCACACTCTCTACAAGAGATTCCAAAGCTTTGACATTCGCCTTCTTTAACAGCCAATGGTTTTATTAAAACATTCATTGGTACTGGGCATTCAGGGCAAGGGTCTAGTTTTAGTTGTTCAGCTTTCATAATCTAAAAGCTTAGCAATTTCTTTGTAAACATTCTCGTCTTCTTTGAGCTTATTGATGGCGTTGTCTCTTCCTTGAGAAAACATCTCACCATTATAGTAAACCCAAGCTCCCTTTTGTGTAAAGATTCCAGACATGAATCCAAGGTCCAACAAAGAACCATACATGTCCACACCCTTACCGTAATAGATATCAAACTCAGTTACCTTAAGTGGGGGTGCCATCTTATTCTTGATAACCTTAGCTTTGACCTTAATTCCAATTGAATCGCCGGCCTTGTCCTTAAGATCTTCTTTCTTGCGAATATCTAGACGTACAGATGCTGCGTAAGGTAGTGCTCGACCACCAGGAGTGGTCTCTGGGTTACCAAACATGATACCTATCTTCATGCGAAGCTGGTTAATAAATATAACAAGAGTTTTATGCTCGTTAGCAAGTGCTACGATCTTACGTAATGCCTTAGACATCATACGTGCCTGCAGACCCATCTGGTTGGCCTCCATATCGCCTTCAAGCTCTGCCTTGGGCACAAGTGCCGCAACTGAGTCTATAACGATAAGGCCGACCTCTCCGGTCCTAATGAGCTTATCTACAATCTCTAATGCTTGCTCGCCGTAATCTGGTTGCGCAAGTAATAGTTCATCTAGATCTACACCAAGTGCAGTCATGTAACCTGGATCTAACGCATGTTCGGCATCTATATATGCACAACGTAGTCCTTGCTTTTGAGCTTGTGCTACTGTAGATAGTGCAATTGTAGATTTGCCAGATGATTCTGGTCCATAAATTTCTACAACACGACCTAGTGGCAATCCGCCAATCCCTAGTATCTTATCTAACGTTGGTGCTCCCGTTGACACTGATGGCCAAGGCTCTGAGGTATGAGCACCTAACTTCATTACTGCACCAATTCCAAATTGTCTTTCGAGTTGGGCAATCGCTAATTCAAGTGATTTAGATTCTTCCATAGAACAAGTATATCACATGCAATATACACTATCACCATATGAGTCAATGATATAATAGGTAAGCATTATAACTACTAAAAAGGATCAGGCAACATGTCTAAGAATGTCGATGTCAATTTTGATTACAGAAGAGCAGTACTACTTCTTAAGAATAGAATCAATACTCCAATGGATCTTATAAAAATTTGGGCTTTTTGCGGACCTTTTCATGGAGATTGTCCAGAAGTAGAAAAAATACCTAAAAGTTCTTGACAGAGCTTGACAGGCGTGGTTATAATTGTTTACTCTCAGCGACAGAATATTAGCTATCACAAGAATACATAACCTATATTATATAATTACTTCGCAAAACAGATTAAATGTATCTGCAACAGGATCTAGTAATTACTATAATCTTCATAAGTACATCTCTAATTTAAAAGTAGGTGACTAAAATGAAGATATATCAAATATATGTTCCAGAACTAGCATCTTACGTTAAGTATAAAGTTCTCACACCAGAAGATATTGAAGCATTAGTTGCTGAGTTGTCTGGAAAAACTGCTAAAGAGTATAAATTAGCTATTTTAGAAAATGTTATCTATAATATAAAATCTGAAATATCAGAATCTCTTAGATTGATGTCCCGTCCAACGGCAGAAAAATGTATTGACGCACTTTATAACGGTTGCGTAATGCTAAACCCCGGTCTAGATATAGATTTGTGGATTAATCTCGCATATTCTAAGACACTAGAGATCTCTGGACTAGATGATAATATATTCATAGATGACGAATTAGCTAAAAAAATACACGACGCTAAGAATAAGAAGACTTCAACTAAAAATAAAGTAAAAAAAGTTACTAGACAAAAGTTTTTGGGACTTCAAAATCATCTTGATAGCAATATCATAGGACAAACAGATGCTGTAGAGTCAGTAATATCGGCTTTGAAAAGATCTCAAGTAGGTTTGAACGATAAAAACAGACCATTAGGAATATTTTTATTTGCAGGATCTTCTGGCGTTGGTAAAACTCATCTAGCTAATACACTTCATAAGTATTTATTTGGTGAAGATAACCCTATGGTGCGAATTGATTGCGGAGAATTTCAACATAAGCATGAAAATCAAAAGTTAATTGGTTCTCCACCTGGTTATATAGGTCACGATGAAGGTGGTCAGCTAGTAAATCTAGTAAAAAAGAATCCTTCAACTGTAGTTTTGCTTGACGAGGTAGAAAAAGCTCATCCAGATCTATGGAATACTTTCCTTAGAGTATTTGATGACGGAATTTTAACAGATGCTAAAGGCGAAGAAGTTAATTTTCAAAATACAGTTATAATAATGACTACTAATTTGGGAAATGAAAAGACTGTAGATTATTTATTAGCTGGTGGAACTGGATTTAATAAAAATATTAACTATAAAACTACTACAACTCAAGCTCCACCAAAGGAAATGGTTGAAAAAAATACTTTAGATGCAGTAAGAAAACATTTTAGACCAGAATTTCTTAATAGATTAGATAAAATTATTGTATTTAATCACCTTATTCAATCAGATTATGAAAAAATAGCAGAACTTGAGATGTCTGTTATAGTAGAAAAGCTTACTAAAAAAGGTTATTCAGTTAATTATAACGATCAAGTTATATCTGCTCTAATATTAAAAGGCGTGGATACAGTAAAGGGGGCCAGAGGTTTAGCTCAAGTTCGTAGAGAACAAATGGAAGATAAGCTGGCAGACATACTTATTAAGTCCATTCCTCCAAGAGGCAGTATATTTGAGATATCTTATAAAGATAAAGAAGATAATTTTATTTTTACAATTAAAAAGCCAGAAAAACAACTAAATCTGGAAACTTAAATTACTATATAGCTATAAATACCACTCAGTATTGATAGTCTTTAAACAAGGAGAAATAAAATGGGAATGTATGGCGGAATGGTTGGCAGAGTAGCCGGAACATCCACTGGAGCAAGAGCTCTGGGAATGATGGGGCCAATGGCTTCAAGAGTGTCAAGAGGAGCAGGAAGGGCATCTGCTACTATGGGAATGAGGAGCGCAAGTTCCTCAGGCGCAAGAAGTGCCATGTACGGTGCTGGAGCTAAAGCCGCAAGTTCAATAGCTAGACACCCAATGAGATCAATAGGAGCAGCTGGAGTAGCCGGAACAGCTGGACTTGGTGCAATGGCAGGTGACGGTCGTCGTAAGGGTAGTCAAAACTACCCAATGTACTAATAGGAGAGACTAATGGCCTTTCTAGGTGGAATGGCTGGACGAGTAGGTTCAGCTGGAAGGATGATGGGATCTGGAGCGAAAAAATTCTCTGGATATGGCCCACAATTAAAAAAAGGTGTAGGCAGCATAGGGCTACATGGATCATACGCTTATAAAAACGGTTTTAGTACTATGGGCAAAATGAGAATGGGTGCAGCAGCCGGCGGTGCAATAGGAATGTCATTAAGAGACAATCAAAAAAGAGGTGGATATAATCCAAGATCCTCTGCAACTGGCGGGTTGCAACCAAAATCATCAGGTGGAATGGGAGTAGGCGAATTCTAACTTGATATAAAATTTTATAATAATAATGTATTGGAGATATGTAAGATGAATGATTGGAAGAATTATATTGATTTAAATGGTAACTTTGAATTACCTAATTTTTTATATAAGACAATAAATGAATTAATGAAACAAGCTTTAGATATGGGGACTCTCCTTTCTGACGATCAGTATAAGTTGAGAGCATATAAAGAACAGACTAAAAAGTTATTTAAGAATAAATGGTTTTCTATAGCTGAGTCTTTAGAATTTTTTGGTCTAATAGAAGAATGTATCTGTAAATCCTCATACAGAGAAAGCTATTGTGACGCTTGCAAAGGTGCAAGATATGTAATAAGCGCAACTCTTTCTCCAGACGAAATGAGAGAAGTTGGAGTATTTTTTAACGCAGCCCAAGATGCTCAAGCAATAAGTAAGATTCAAAAAAGTTTGATTCAAGCACTAAATGAAATGTCCTAGGTGCCTATATAAAACTGAAGTAGTTTCAGAATATTACGATTATAATATACAGGTATTGGTAAGAGATACATATTGTTCTAATTGTAAGAGTGTTCTAATAGAAAAATTTTACGAAGATAAAAGATATAATAGCGATTGGATAGACTTAAATGTCGGAAATAGAAAAGATTGACCAAAAGAATAACTTCATAAAAAGTTTTGAGTCATTAAGACCAGACTTGTTTTTTCCTGAAGAATGGGATCAGTCTCAAGTAGATAAGGCAACAGAATTAATTAGACCACAGAGAACTAAAAACGCCATGTTTTCTTCTATACCAATGAGTTGTCAGTCTAGCAAATGCGTCTACGCCTCAACATGTCCATTATACGCAGAGAATCTTGCCCCACATGGGAAGCCATGTCCAATAGAGATGTCTATGGTTTCTCAGTTCACTTCTGAATACATGCATCAATTGGATGTTAGTCCAGACAATTTAGTCGAAGTTTCTATGGTTAGAGACCTTGTGGATCAAGAAGTTCAATATCTTCGTAAAACAAAACTGCTTGCTAAAGAACATTTCATTCAAGAAAATATTGTTGGAATTGACCCTAATAGTGGTGAGCCAATTCTCAAAAAAGAATTGCACCTTGCAGTTGAATTAGAAGATCGTTTGCACAAGAGAAGAAAAGATCTTCGTAATCAATTACTGGCAACACGTGAAGCTAGAGCAAAAGTCGGACAAGTTCAACTTGATACTGCTCAAGCTATATCTGAAATAATTCAAAAAGTTAAAAATGTTGAAACGGAAAGAAATAAGATTCTTAGACAAAAACTTGGTACCTATGAGATCGATGATTACATTGTAGATTCTGAATCCTCGGGAGAAAAAGAAAGTGGCTAAGATACTACCAAGGCAGACTATACCAGAACAAGAAATAAATGCTGCTAGGCTATCAAGACGAAGCGGATCAATTCCGATAGTTCCTCAATCTAGTTTTATTACTCCACAAGATATAAATAGAATATATAACACAGAAGACTCAGATCCATTTATCTATGGCGTCGAAAGATACTTTACTTCACTAAGAAAAGTTACTAACACTTACATGGAAACGTTAGAAGATCCAGATAGTCTAAGTCTAAGTGGTCAAAGAATGTTACGGAGAATCTCCAACAGCTGAGTTACGATGGAGAAAAGGGTTAAAAGCCACAAGTGCGAGACTAGATCTAACTGATTTAAATTACAAGGCAAGACAACCTATTTATGAGATGTTTGCCCAAAACACTATAAATATGCCAGAGATAGTAGAACGATTGGGTACTCCGGGAATATCATTACCAACTTCAAGCCCATATAACACATTTGGTAGATACTTTATTGACCCTCAATTACAAGCAGGTCAACGGAATTCATCCAGCCCTAATGTCATTGATGAGAACTTCAGTTAACACTAGAATGACTGGTGGAAACTTAAGTGATGCAATTAGTATAGGAAAAACTCAATTACCATCTTTCCAAGAAGCATATGAAATGTATTCGCAAACAGCTAGATGGATAGCACCATTAGTCGATACCGATGGTAGACTAATTAATGCCGATGGTACGCTATTGGAAATTGGAGATAGGGTTGTAACTAATCCATTACAAAGAGGTCTTAACTTATACGGAGTTAGATTGCCGGGCCAATCAATTAGACAGGGTATAGAATCATCTACTGCAGAACAAGCAATGGCTGGTGTTTCTAGTCACGAAGAACTGATTAGAAAAATGGGGATGTATGACATATTGCCTGGTCAAGAATATAATATTTATACATTAGACATTGAAACTACAGGACTTCATCCATTATCTCAAACAAGAGAAATTTCTGTATTGCATAGAAAAGCAATAACCGATATCCACGGAAATACTACATATACTCAAGATATAGATCCTTCTAATGTTACAACTTTTAATATCAAAACAAACAAAATGGATGCCGGAGCAACTTACGAAACAGTAGGTGGAGTAGAAAGACCAGTTCCTTTATCAGAAACCGCTTTTATGCAATCCGAAGCAAGAGAAATGGTAGATCATGTTGACGAATTTGGCACTGTTACAAAAAAATTAAAAAATCCAATATACAGTTTCTTAGAAGAAGGTGGAGATGACGCAGAAACTGCAATTAGAGAAGCTTTTACAATGATAATGGGTAAAGGCGAAAATGCAAATGGTCTTCCAACTAGATTTTCTCTTCATAACAACAGTTTTGACATTGACTTTATGGTAAGAAACGTATTACCCATGGCTAAAAATCCAGAAACAATAAAAGTTCTTAGAGAGTTTGCAGAGAGAAGAGCTAACGATCCACATTTTGTTGTTGATACATTACATAGCGTTACTGTAACAATGATGAAACAAGTAAATGATCAAAAAAATATACTTGAAAGAGTTGGTGGAGTAAATCAAGAACATGTAAATAAGTTTTTAACAAATTCCCTTATAGATAGATCTCTAATGGAAAAAGCTGAATTTACAGGGCAAGGTGCTACTGTTAGTTCTGTAGAAAATACTATTTTAAATACAAATCTATTATCAATCATAGAAGAAGATGCGATTAATAATCCAAGTCTTTTAAAAGCTCTAGAAAAAGGTACGCACACAGGTAAAGTGGACGTAGTAATGCAGGGCTATATAGAAAAAGCAATAGTAGAAGATAGATTAAGAATTCAAAGAACCTTAACAGAAGAACAAGTTATAAACATGGTTAAATCTGCAGGGTTAGACGAAGAACTTGGTCGTCAAGCATTTAGGGGATTAGACGAAGCGGGTTTTGTTAGAAAAAAAGGTTTCAGTGCATTTGAGCAACATTTTAGAAGAAAAGCAACTAGAAGTAGTGCGCTTACTTTGACTACTAATGTTAAAGACGTAAATCTATTAAGTGAAACTGGCTATAAATATTTAGCAGATACTGAAGAGGGAATTAGAAGAGTATCGCTTGATTTAGAAGGAAGCATAGCCCAAGATCAAATGAGAGCATTAGGTCTCTCTGAAGATGATATCTCTAGGTTTGGAGATGATTTTCAGGGAAGATTAAGATTTGGTAAAGATAAGTTTTATATAACTAATCTTCCAGAAGGAACTACTCTTCCATCTGATTTTCAAACAAAAGCTCGATCACTTATAAGAGACACTTTAGCGAATGCAAGAACAGGACTAGAAGAAGATCTCATAGAAATTGCACCTGGTATTGCTCCAATAAAAACTAACATGGCTAACAACATGCTGGATATAAGAATGACCAACATGGAGCATACTGAATTAACACAAATGAGCGCAGCAAGACAAGCTAGAAACTTACCTGGGCTACCATTTAATCCAAATACTGATCAAGATCAATTAATAGAATCTCTTACTCACACTTCTACGAATTATAGAGAAGCAGGAATACCTCTTTCAAAGACAGTTCATTATGGAGACATACTAGAAGATGGTACGGAAAGAATTTCTCACTATGCGCAAAGAATGCAAGAGCTAGGTTTGCCCTATGCTGATATATCTCCAGTTTCTAGAGTTTCTGCGGTAGAAACTTCAAGGGCAACTTCCGACATTGGAGCAACACTATTTAGGCAACATGCTGGAAAGATATCCGGAGAAGAAGCAAGAACTGCTAGAAATATAGCAGAACACATTGAACTGTTAGAGGAATTTGGACAAACATACGCTGTTGGACAAGGAAGAGAACTTGAATTTGGAATGATAGAGGAAACAACATTTAATAAAAAACCTTATTCAAGAATTCCATTAGAAGGTGTTGAAAAATCTGGTTCAAACTTTATTATTCCATCTAATATTTTAGGGAAACTAGAAGTAGATCAAATTGATAATTTAGGTGAAAAAACTGGAAAAAGAATTCTTATTGGTAGTCCAGAATATCTAGAACAGGCAAATCATACTGTTCACTATTCCCTTCCTAGTGGTCCTCAAAATGAGAATGTTGTTAACTTAAGATTCAATCATGGTTTTTCACAAATAGAAGATGAGGCAGTAGCGGAATCGCAAGATCTAGTTAGGCAAGCCCTTAGGCATATTACAACAGATATACCAATTGAAAATGACATGTCAATTCATCCTATTAATCAAATTACTGAAAGCATAAAAGCTTCTGGTATAGATGTAAATAGTAAACAGGTTAGTCAGATGGTGACAGGAGGTGACGACCTAGTCATACCACAGGGTGCAAGAGGAGCTTACGAATCAATAGTAGAACAACTTGGCAGAACCTTAAGAGAAAGAGGAATCATAAGCTTTACCGTAAAGGGAGAAGCAGGAGGAAGATTAAAGCAAGCGTTACAACACACTATGCCAGAAATATTCTTTGGACAAAACACTGACGTAGAAGCAATGAAGAACCCAATGAGAATTAATCAAGTTTTTGGTGGAGAAGACATGCTAGGAGTAGCATTGTCACCAATGAGAAACCAAGAGGCAGCGGTTGGAGTAGAAGCATTAGAAAGAATTGGATTAGAAGCAGTAGAAGGCGCGTCTGGTGCAGAAAGAGCTGCTCAATTAGCTGGTCGTGCAGCAGACGAGGAAGCGATAAGAGGACTTGGAGCAACTGCTAATGTATTAGCAGACGATTCTAAATTAGTATCAAACTTAAGAATTAGTAAGGCTAAAGAAATAGGTGATAAGTTTCAACCATTTGCCATTAGGGCTAAACAAATGTATGGGGACAATAGAGGTAAAGTGGCAATTGGAGCAGCAGTAATTGGTACTGCATTAATTGCAAGACATTTCTCTAAAAAACATAGAGAAAATCAGCAATATGAAAGTACTATGATGATGTCTGAGCCAGAACAGGGTCAAAGACCATATGGTGCACAAGAGGCGTTGTTAGCCCCTAAGGCTCCACAGTCGAACTCAGACCCACTGGCAACAGCTGGAGTTGTTGGTAATTTAGATCGCAGAAAAGTAGGGCATACAAATATGAGTCCACAAAAAAACGCCCATTTATTTAGAGGATAAAACAGATGCCATCATTTGGAAACATCTTAAACAGAGTTGGACAAGAGGTAAGATCCAGTAGAGCTGCAGGATACTTTAGTCAAGAGACGGCACGTGTAGGAGGTTTCTTTAATAGGGTAGGAAATTCTGCATCTTCTCGTGCTAGTGCGGTTGCACAAGGGGCAGGGCAGTATGCTAATAACGCTTCACCTTTAACTAGGGGAGCAAGTGCAGTAGCATCAAAGGCACCGGGTGTGGGTAAAAGTTTATATAAAGCAGCTACATCTTCATTTGGTACAAAGGCAATAATTGGAGGAGCAGCAGCAGTAGGAATGTACAACGTTGCAGCTCGTCCAGCAATGGACGCAGCAATGGACGTTGCGTTTGACAACCCAGACGCTGATAAAGAATTTACAGGTGGAAAATTAAGTCCATTAATTTTTGGTGGCGGAGCAATTGGTGGAGCTGCAAGTGGAGCAAAGCTTTTAAGCCCACAGTACGCAGATGATTATGCAATTCCATTGAATCCAGGAGCAGGTGTAACTGCTGGTGCAGCAATAGGAGCTGGAATTGGTGGACTAATTACTAGAAGCGCAAAAGGTGCAGCTGTAGGTGGGTTAATGGGTGGTGGAGCAGCTACAGCCGGATATGTTAGAACAGGGAAACACAGAGGCGACAAAGCTATTAAGACTGCATATAGTGGAAGTAGAAGACTAGATCCTAACACCTTAGAACACAATTGGGACCAAGGTCCATCGGACCCAAGAGAAGCTTATCGTAATTCTTCTGGAAGAATATCTCAACAAATGAATAGTTCTGGAGACATAGTTCTCGGAATGCACAACTTGAGAAGAGGATAGAATGATAGGCGACCAGAATACAAAAATGGTAGCAGCTCAAGAAGCAGCAGCAATAGGTGGATTCCCCGGTGCAATGACGCAAGCTATGTCTATGCTTCCAACGCCTATGGCAATGGCTGGGTTTAATAACTTTCGCTATCAACAAACAATGCTTAAAGGTGGCTTTTATGACGACAAGCTCACCAGTAGGGGTAAATTTGGAACAGCAATAGGTAGAGATAAGTTTAGAATATATAAAGATGCAGGCTCTATGAAGCCTACTGATCTTTCGCATAGATCTTTTGCTTTTGGTTCAAAGTTTGGAAAAGAAACAACAAGAGGCAGCAGAATGCTTGCCAGATCAGCAGAAGGAGTCCGTGGAACACCTGGCATGGCTGGTGGTTTTAGGGCGAACTATGCCAATCCATTGCACATGCTTTCAGGAAGAATGCACAGTACTTCAGTATTTAGCGCTGGAGCTCATTCTAACTTTTACGCACCTGTTCAAGGTGGGTTTATGTCTACGACTGGAAACGCAATAGTCAATGGAAGTAGAGCTGTAAATAGGTTTGCTAGAGGCGGATCATTAAGAAAGCCTGCGGGAGAAGCACCAGGTAATTATTTCAACGGAGGAATGATAGGTAGACTTGGTGCTGTAGCAAGAGCTGAAAAGATGTCACCTCGTAAATTGACAAAAATGGATAGAAATTTATCTAGAGTCATGGTTCAAAACAATGCATCTTTGGGCAGTGTCATAAAAGCTAATGGCTCTATAAGTGCAGCTAGACTGGGAGCAGACACTGGTCATTTGATCGGAATGGGTGGATCAACTCCAGCGGAAAGAATTGCAGTTGGAAGGTCTATGGCGACAAGTAACACTGGTCAAATTGGAGCCTATAGATCTTTAATGGGCATGGAAGGCGCAGCACCAGTAACAAATGGTATGAGACGTTATGCCACAACTGAAGGAATGACAGGAAAGTATACAAAATCATTTACTCAAAATCTTTTGACCTCTGGTGGTGGAATAGAGATGAGAACGTTGAATGGCACAGTTGGTAGAACAGCAGCTTTTGGTGTTGAAAATATTGCCATGACAGAAGCAGCTGAAAAGATGATTAGGCCTTTAGCTGGGGCCTTGGAAGCTAATCCGGCTTTAATGAATAGGGCTCTTGGCAGAGGAGTAACTGGAGGCACCCATCTAGCATCTTCACTTGCTCCTGAAATGGTCTCTGCAAGAGCAGGATTAATGGCTACTCAGATATCAGATCAAGGTATAATAAAGACCCTTGGAGTTAAGGGCGCAGCACAGGCTGCAAAAGCTGGAGGTGCAAGAGTTGGAATGGCAGTTGCTGGTGAGGCATTATTAGCTGCTATTCCTGGAGTGAACCTTGTGTTTGCAGCAGATTTAGCGTATAATTTAGCTAAACTAGCTGGTGCCGGCGTTAAAGCTGGTATAAATTTTGGAAAAGATGGAATGAAGTCTATGACTGGAACTATGAATAATGGTTTATTTGGTGCAGGTTATAAAGATAACGAAGTAGCAGCTACATCCAGGGCAAGAGGTGTATCTGCCATTCAGAACAGTAGACTAAACGCAAGGTCTCTTTTGGGTTCAGAAGGTGCAATGATGCACGCCCACTTTGGATAAATATGTCAAATACAACTACTAGATTTAGAGAAAAATTAGAGAATCTTTCAAGAGAAGATTTACTTGAAATTATTCAAGAGCAAAACCCTGAAACAATTAAACAAATAAAAAGAATTGAATGGGTATTTGAAAACAAATTAAGCCATCTTGCTTGGAATGATGGAACTCCAGTAACAGAGAGACCTTTAACTATAAAAGAACTTGCCCTGTTAGTTGATGAGCCTTTTGAAATAGATAGAGAATTATTAGATATTGGTGTTTCCGCAGAACAACAAAGGCAGATACACATAGCTAAAGACCCATGCAGATGGGCAAAGCATTTCCTGAATGCTGAGACCAGAGTTTATCAAACGCTAATATTAAGAGATCCAGGACTAAGAAAGGTACTTAGAGCAGGTCGTCGTTTAGGTAAGACTTTTAGTATGGCTATTTACTTGCTTCATTATAGCTATACTCATACCGATGGTCGCTCATTGGTTATTGCGCCAATGAAAACTCAAGTTGAATTAATCTATCAAGAAATATTAAGATTATCTTCTAAGAGTGATATTGTAACTAATTCTATAACTAGAAAAGTAACATCTCCTCAATTCATGATTCAGTTTTCTAATGGATCAACTATTCGATTCTTTACTTCTGGCATGAGATCTGGACGGAAAGTCTGACGTAGCTCGTGGTCAGGAAGCCCATCTAATTGTTTTGGACGAAATGGATTATATGAATCCAGACGACCTCGATGCGTTATATGCCATGTTGCAGAAAACCGCAGAAGATCAACCAGATAAAGTTCTCATTGGAGCTTCTACTCCAACTGGTAGAAGAGAGAGATTCTGGGATTGGTGTAGGAACGAAAGATTCAAAGAATTCTGGTATCCTTCGTATTGCAACCCATACTTCACTAAAGATCAAGAAGACGAATTTAGAGAAGAATATTCTGAATCTGGTTACAGGCATGAAATTGAAGCTGACTGGGGTGAAGACTCTGAAGGCGTATATCCTAGAAAATATGTAGATAGAGCTTTCGTTGAACCAGGGTGGAATTATATTCCAGAGATACAGTCTGCAAGGAGCTTCTACTCGGTTGGAGTGGATTGGGACAAGTATGGTGCCGGAACCAATATAGTCGTCTTAGAAGCGTGCTCAGAGGCCTATGAGGACGAAAGATTTAGAGGTAAGGTCAGAGTAGTGTACAGAGAAGAGATTGCTAAGTCTGAATACACCTTAACCAACGCCGTTAATAGAATCGTAGAACTAAATCATTCTTTTAGCCCAAAGTTTATATATGTTGACAGAGGATATGGTGAAGTTCAAGTAGAACTGCTTCACAAGTATGGGATGGAAAATCCTCAATCTAATCTTAGGGAAAAAGTAAAAGGAGTTGCGTTTAGTGAATCTATAGAAATTAGGGATCCTTACACTAAGCTTCCTACCAAAAAAGAAATCAAACCTTACATGGTCGATAACCTTAGGCAATATCTTGAAAGAGAACAAATTCTATTCTCCTCTTTTGATGAAGAACTTTATACCCAGTTAATATCTTATGTGGTAGTTAGAACTACTCAGTCTGGAAGACCAGTCTTTGAGGCAGGTGGTTCAGCGGTAGATCATGCACACGATGCTTTGATGCTAGCCCTTCTCGCAATAACTCAAAACTTTGGTGAATTTAGCAAGATTAAATCAGCAACAAATACAACTACATTTTCTAATACATTTTTTATGCCAAAGCAAAAGAATGAGGAAGACAGTGATAGTGAAAAAGAATCTGGATACGGAAAGCATTTCTTGGACACAAATAGAACACAGGGATTAAAAGCTGGAAGATCTAGAAAAAGTGGATCTAGACAAAATACCAGGAAGATGTTCTAAGGGTAATTATGGCTATTGAAAACCTTAACCAAATTCAAGCAGTTGAATCAGATATATTTGGCGACTACCAGCTTAATGGAGTATCGCCTTACGCAGATTTAAACAAAGACGCAGGTAAAAATAAGTTTCAACTTAAATCAGACGTTACAACTTACGCAGCTGGTACGGATCAGTATTACAGTGTTCCACTAAAAGCGGTAAAGGATCAGGCAAAGAATACTTGTGATGATTTACTTTTTTTTGTAGATGAATTAGAAAAATTATTAAATGAGATTAGCTTAGACCCAAATGCTACTCCAGCTATAAGTGAATATCACAGGTATGTATGGAGTGAAATATCTAAAATAAACGATCAATCTTTAGGAG